TTCCGAGAGAAGGCCGACAACGTCAAGCAGGGATCAACGGACACCGCTAGCGCGTTCTCCAATAGATACCTTGTCGACGCTTACAAGCTATGCACCGATGCTCTTGTTCTATACAATAACATGATTGAGGACAAGGTCTGCGCTGAACAGGCACGGGCCGTCCTCCCTCAGTGTATGATCACAGAGTGGATGTGGACAGGATCACTGTATGCTTGGTCACGTCTGTTCAACCTCCGGGCAGATCCCCACTCCCAGCGCGAGGTACAACAGTACGCTCATGCCATCTCAACAATCGCACGGACACAGTTCCCGCTGTCTTGGCGAGCGTTATCTAACTACGACACCAAACTTCACATAGACAAAATCGTGGGGGACTAATGACACCGCAAGAAATGCTTGATCGGATTGCCGGACTACCTCTGGCTTCTCGAACCCACTTCTCCTTCATCACGAAGAAGAACAGAGTAATCGCAATGGGGGCAGAGAACAGGGGAAAGACACACCCTCAAGTATGGATCCTAGGTTATCCTTACCCCACCATTCACAGTGAGTTCGACGCATACCGTCGCGTCATGAAGAAAGACCGAAGCGGCCTAACCCTTTACAACATCCGCGTTAGTACCAATGGAACCATTGGTATGTCCAAGCCATGCAGGTACTGTATGCCTTGGGTGGTGGATGCCTTCGACCACATCTACTACACCAATGAGAACGGAGAACTTACCAAGTATGAGTGATACCGAATCAGTGGTGGTCTCGAGGGATCGCTGCCCCAAGTGTGCATCAACAGGTAGTGACAGATCAGGTGACAACCTAGCCGTCTACTCTGACGGCCATGGTTACTGCTTCAAGTGCCAGTTCCATACTGGAGGAGGGACCCGAGTGACTGAACCGCAGCTAACAACGACAGAGTTCAAACCAATCCGTGGGTCCTTCGAGGCCCTAGATGACCGCCGTATCACGGAGGAGATCGTCCGCAAGTACGACTACCAAGCGGCAATCGTGAACGGCAAAGAGATCCAGATCGCTAACTACCAAGGTCAGGATGGCAGCCTAGCCGGCCAGCATATCCGTGGACCGAACAAGCAGTTCATCTGGAAGGGCAACGCAAAGAACCTACAGCTATGGGGTCAACACCTGTGGCGTAACGGTGGAAAGCGACTCATCATCACCGAGGGTGAGATTGATTGCATGACAGTAGCTCAGCTTCTTGGTGGTACATGGCCGGTGGTGTCCATCCCTAACGGGGTGGCATCGGCAGTCAAGTCCATCAAGGACAATCTCGAGTTCGTCAACTCATATGCCGAAGTGGTTATCTGCTTCGACATGGATGAGGCCGGACAGAACGCAGCCAAGGAAGTGTGCTCGTTCCTACCACCCGGCAAGGCCAAGATCGTTAAGCTCCCACTCAAGGATGCCAACGAGTGCTTGGTTGCGGGACAGAGCAAGCACGTTATCTCAGCACTGTGGGAAGCACAGGCATACAGCCCAGATGAGATCCTTCACATCAGTGCAATCATTGATGAGTCTGACAGCATCAAGCCGCGTGTCTATCCCTTCCCATTCGACAAGCTGTCAGAGTTCCTTATTGGGCAGAGGTCCGGCGAGATCTCCCTGTGGGCATCGGGCACAGGCTCCGGTAAGTCCACCATCCTACGAGAGCTGATGATCCACCACCTCGACGAAGGTCGCAGTGTTGGCGCCATCATGCTAGAGGAATCACCACAAGAGACGATGGACGACCTCATCTCCTTGCTCATCAACAAGCCGGTCCGTGCAATGCGGGCAGCTGCAATGATGAACGAGCTACGGGAACAGATGGGCAAGCCGCCTATCTCCGTAGACTTCGTGGGTTCTTTCGATGAGGATGAGTACCTATCGGCCAAGGTCAAGTTGTCCAAGACCCGGTTGTATGTATACGACCACCTCGGCAACAACGCAATGGCCAACCTACTTGCCCGTGTCGAGTACATGGCCACCTCCCTACAGGTGGACGTCATCATCCTCGATCACATCACCGCAGCAGCAGCTGGGCTGATGGGTATTGCCAACAAGGACATCGAAGGCGGCGGCTCGGAGCGACTCATCATCGACACGTTGATGAAGGAACTACGATCCATCTCCGTCCGAACCGGTGTGCACATCGACATCGTGTCTCAGTTGAAGAAGACAGACAAGGCTTACGAAGAGGGTGACCGCATCACACTACAGGACCTACGTGGTTCTGGTGCACTATCCTCAGTACCTAACACCGTCATCGCCCTCGAGCGTGATCGACAGAACACAGACGAACGAATGGCTAACACCACCGTGGTCCGTGTCCTGAAGAACCGACTCACTGGCCGTGCCGGCATTGCAACCGCCCTGTTCTATGATCGTCTAACCGGACGGCTAGAAGAGATCGACGTTGCAATTAACGACGAAGGAGATACAGTCTTTGCACCAGTTCAATAATGATCCAGCACGTCAGATGGCTTGGGATGTGTACTTCGGAAGCGTAGTCTCCATGAGCCTACACCCCGGCACAACACGTGACAGCGCAGTACAACGTACCATCAAGGAGTGCGCCATCCTTGCTGACGACATGCTAGCAGAGAGGGATTGGCGTATCCAGCTTGCGGAAATGATTCACGAAGTGAACGTTAACAACGAACAATGGAGGACCAACTACCGTGACTGACAACTACATGAAGATTCATCCAGATGACTGGCGCCAACTGTTAGGAGATATCGAACAGTTGCTCAAGGAGCGCGACGAGGCTCAAGAGATTGCTAAGAAACACGAAGACAGATACTTTGGCGCACTAGTTGAACGCAACGAAGCACGGCTCGAGCGCGACGAAGCACGGAGCGAGCGCGACGAGGCGCGGCGTGAGGTTTGCGAATCGGAAAAGTATTGCAAGGAAGCAGCGAAATCGCGCGGGTGGAATTGCTTCGAGGAGACACCATGACCCTAACGACGACTGAGGGCATTGCGTCCTTAATTACTCGACTCCGCAAGGAAGAAAGCAACTGCGCTTCTGTTTACATTATTGATGCTGCCATCGAGACTATTGAAATACTCGTCAAGGAGCGCGACCAACTCCTCAAGCAGCGTTTCGTAGTAGACGAGGTAGAGGAAAATGCACGACGCCGAGTCGAGACAGCGTTTCGCTCAGAGCGCGACGAGGCGCGGCGTGAGGTGTGCGAGATCGCAATGCCATGTGTCGGTAGCCAGAGAGGATATGCAAAAGGTCGCGGCTGGGACTGCTACACAACATGAGCGATGCAAACTATGATGTCGAGGGGTTGTATGACGGTGATGAGGAAAATTGTTTCGATGAAGCACTCATGGAAGAACTATGGGAGCGCAGAACAGAGATGACTGAGATGAAGGCGCAGATCAAACAACTCACCAAGGAGCGCGACGAGGCGCGGCGTATGTATTGTTCTATGGTTGAAAACAACGCTAGACAGTAATGCATATGGCGTTCTTTCTCCTGCCGAGAAGAAGAAGGTAAAATGAAACAAGTATCACCAGACTACGTTATCGCATACAACAAGCGGGATGAAGCTATGGATAAGTACCGAGTAGCATGTTCTAATCTCCCAGAATGCAGAGACTTTGAGAACGCGGAAGCAATGAGAGATGCTCGGCTTGCTGTTTATATAGCAGCGCGAGAGGCGTTACCAGAGTATGTAGAGCTGCTTCGTACAGTGGCCCTCCTAGAAGTGGAATACAACAAGGGACTTTGGAAGGAGACACCATGACTAAAGACCTAAAAGAGCTAATAGATAACATTTACCAACTATCCACGAACTCAAGAGACACAGGCACAATTATTCGTATGATTGGAATAATTCATGCAGTAGACGAGCAGTTGTTAGTACTAACAAAGGAGCGTGACGATTCACGATGGTGGGCGAAAAAAGCCATTGACGAGATCATAGAAGAGCGCGACGAGGCGAGGCGTGAGGTTTGCGAATCGGAAAAGTATTGCAAGGAAGAAGCGGAATTGCGCGGGTGGAATTGCTACAAGCAGGAGACACCATAATGGTACGCATCGTTGTACTAGAGGACGGATCATGGGGACCCATGTCCACCGCACTGATCCACACACTGTCAGACAACCAGTTCCGAGCTCTTGCTCTGAACGAAGTAGAAGTCTTCGACCTCAGGTCGACCGGCTTCCCAATCATCTACCGACAAAACGACGAAGGTAACTTCGACCCAAAGGATAAAGGATTCGATTGGATTGAATTCTAAGGAGCCCACATGAAACTAGTATTGGACATCGAAGCCAACTCCCTGATGGAGCTGACCCTTGATAGCAAGGGCCGACCCGTCAAGGAATGCACCAAGATCCACTGCGTTGTCACTAAGGACATCGACAGCGGTGAGGTAAAGGAATGGACTGGCGACTTCAAGGGAATGCGAGAGTACATCGACTCAGCTACCCTGCTGATCGGACACAACATCATCGGCTTCGACATGCCATGCCTACTTAGGATTGCTGGGTGCAAGCCCGCCTTGGCATACCACGACTCGCTCGTTGTCAGCAAGCTGATGTACCCCGACCTACGGGATCACCCACTTGGTGGCAACTCACTCGAGTGCTGGGGCAAACACCTCGGTGTACCGAAGGCCGACTACGACGGGGGATGGGAAGAGTTCTCAGAGGAGATGCTCAAGTACTGTGTGCAAGACGTGCATGTAGCACACGCCATCTACATCAAGCAGATGGAGTGGATCAAGGCCAAGCAGTACGAGAAGGTTGTAAGCCTCGAGCATACCGCCACCGTCGTACTCATGGAGCAGATCGCAAACGGATTCGGATTCAACCTAGATGCAGCTGAGAAGCTAGCCATCGAGCTGTTGTCTACGAAGGCAGACATCGAAGATCAGATGCACACTATCTTCCCACCAATCGTAACCGAGCGGTGGTCAGAGAAAACAGGTAAGCGATTGAAGGACGACGTCGAGGTATTCAACCCCGGCTCACGTCAGCAGATTGCCCATAGACTCAAGACCAAGTACGGATGGAAAGCACCGGAGACAGACAAGGGTAACCCCAACGTCGATGCCGAGTGTCTCGAGGGACTAGACTACCCCGAGGCCAAGAAGCTCATCGAGTACTTCAATGTCGTGAAGCTACTGGGTCAAGTAGAGGACTGGCGAGTACGTGCCACCCACTCCCGCGACGGTCGTATCCACGGCTCGATCAACGGACAGGGCGCAGCGACCGGCCGGTGTACACACAGCCAACCCAACATGGCTCAGGTCGCGACAGACCACAGGGCGCGTGATCTATGGACTGCACTAGGAGATGGTGAGGTAGTTCTCGGCGCTGACCTCAGCGGACTTGAACTGAGAATGCTGGCTCACTATATGAGCAAGTACGACAATGGTGCCTACGGCGAGGTTATCCTCAACGGAGACATCCACACTCACAATCAAACCAAGGCGGGGCTACCCACCCGCAACGACGCTAAGACATTCATCTACGGATTCCTCTACGGAGCCGGCGACGAGAAGGTTGGCAGCATCGTCAAGGGTTCAGCTAGGCAGGGCAAGATGCTGAAGGAAACATTCCTAAGGGAGCTTCCTGCACTAGACAAGGTTAAGAAGGAGGTTGAGTTCTTCTACTCGAAGGACAAGCACCTCACGCTACTAGACGGACGGCGTGTGCCGATCCGGTCACAACACGCTGCTCTCAACACCCTGCTACAGGGCAGCGGAGCAGTACTCAGCAAGTACTGGATGATCGTAGCTAACCGGAATCTCCGGAAGCGGTTCAATGGTAAGGTACGGCAGATGGCCTACGTTCATGACGAACTACAGTTCTCATGCCCGAAGGACATCGCCGAGGAAGCGGGAAAGATCATCGTCGCAGCCGCGACAGAAGCGGGAGAACGCCTTGGAGTCAAGATCAGAATCGACGCAGAGTTCAAGATCGGCAGCTCTTGGGGAGACACCCACTGAGTACGAGTGTTGGCTTGGGTTCTACGACCTAGGCCAAAAGGGTGGGTGGTGGGCCAAGCTAATAAGCCTGTCCCATGTCACCCACGTCGGCCCCATCATCGAAGTCCCGTCAGTTAACTACGAACTGACCATCACCATTGCTGGTGGTGGCGCAACCGTAGCTAGCTCTGCGGCCCTCGAGAGGATGGGAGCCAAGTTA